CGCGCGCACATTGAGGGCCTCCTGGCGATTCGAAACCCGCAGGGCGTAACATCGGCCCAGAATGGGGGCGGTGGTGAAGAGGAGTCAGAAGTGGCTCCTCGGGGCCATGTTGGCGCTCGCTGCGGCGGGTCTGCTGTCGATCCGACTGGAGAACGGGGATCCGAAGGCGGCGTTCGGGGTCGTGATGTTCCTGGGCCTCGCGGTCTGGTTCCTCGGTGAGGTGTGGCGATATGAAGATCGGGACGACTGATGCCGACCCCGACTAAGTTCACGGTCGAGACGAGGCAGACGATCCTCGAGGCGCTCACCGTCGGCGCCACCCAGGAGATCGCGGCGGCGGTCGCCGGGGTCAGCAAGGGGACGATGTCGAAGTGGATGTCCAAGGGCCGGGAGCAGACGGCCGGGAGCTTCCACGACTTCGTCTTGGAGGTCGAGGAGGCCGAGGCCCATCCCAAGATGCGGGCCTTGGGCATCGTGTACCGGGAGATGGAGAACCGCCCGGATCTGGCCTGGAAGTACATCGAGCGCCGGGTGTCCGGGTTCGCGCCACCGGTAGCCATGCCTGCGGCGGTGGCACAGCCCGTGGTGATCGAGTTGAGCTTCCACGACGGCACGGCGATCGCGGAGAGCTACATCGAGGGGAGAGCCGTTGAGCAGGACGAAGCAGCCGCCACGGTCCTCGAGCTCCCTGCCGCAGGTTCAACGCCGCCAAGTCAAGCTTCCTGACCTGCACCCCGCCCAGCGGGAGGTCTACCTCGACGACGCACGGTTCCAGGTCGTGGTGTGCGGGAGGCAGTGGGGCAAGACCTCGCTCGGGGCCACGATCGTCGTCGGCGAGGCGCTGTTGGGCAAGCAGTGCCAGTGGGTCGCGCCGTCGTTCCCCATCGGCGAGTTGGGGTGGAACATCATCGACCGTTTATGCCGCAAGATCCCCGACACCCGATTCGAGGGGCGGCCGATCTTCCGCATCACCTTCGCGACGGGCGGATCGATCCAACTCCGCTCCGCCGACAACCCGGATTCGCTGCGTGGCCCGACCCTGGACCGGATCGTGTTCGACGAGGCCGCCCAGGCCAAGCCCGAAGCGTGGCCGATCCTTCGCCCGACGCTGTCGGTCCGAAGAGGCAAGGCGCTGTTCATCTCGACCCCGAAGGGCATCAACTGGTTCCACGACCTCTACAACGACGCCGACGGACGAGCTGACTGGAGCCGGTGGCGGTTTCCCTCGACGGTCTCGCCGTACATCCCGAAGGAGGACGTGGACGAGGCGCGGCTGACGATGTCGAGCCTCATGTTCTCCCAGGAGTACGAGGCGGACTTCATCTCGGCGGGATCCGGGATGTTCCGCCAGGAGTGGTTCCAGCACTACCACACCACCTTCGAGGCCGAAGAGCGGTTCTTCATGCTCGGGCAGAACGGGGTGGCGGAGTCAAGTTGCGTCATCTTCCACACCGTCGACCTCGCGTGGTCCCAGGCCGAGGACGCCGACTTCACGGTCATCTCGACGTGGGCGACGACCCCGATGGGCCACCTGATCCTCGTGGACGTGAACCGGGGCCACTACGAAGGCCCGGATCTGATCCCACAGTTCCGCATCGCCTTCGAGCGGTACGGCGGGGTGCTGTACGTGGAGAAGGCGACGTGGCGCGACAACGAGGTGATCAAGGAGGCGATCCGGCTTGGGTTGCCGATCCAGCCGGTCACCGTGCAGAAGGACAAGGTCGCGCGCGCCCTCCCGGCCACGGCGCGGATGGAGCAGATGAAGGTCTGGTTCCCGCCGGCGAAGACGCTGTGGTTCCGCGACATCGAGGAAGAGCTCCTCGCGTTCCCTGCAGGCCGGCACGACGACTTCGTCGACACGTTCTCCGCTGCGGTGATCCAGGCCGCGAACACGTCGGCGTATCAAGATCGCGGTTTGATGACCGTGTAAGGAGGCAGGGATGACCCTGATCGGTGGATACACGAACCCACGATTCCGCGACAGCTTCAACGCCGCGAACGACCCGGACGTGCCGCTCGACATGGAGCGCATCTTCTACGCGACCCAGTCGTGGCCGTGGACGGAAGTCGTCACGCAGGTGAACGCGGGGCACACCCCCATCGTCTCGACGAAGCTCACCGGGTCCTGGGCGCAGGCGGCGACCGGATCCAACAACGTGCGCCTCGACAAGGTCGTGGACGAACTCGTGAAGCTCGACATCTCCAAGCTCGAGGGGGTGCCGTGCCTGTCGTTCAACCACGAACCGGAGAACGACGGCGGCGTGCTGGCCGACTACAACGCGATGTGGAAGTACTTCTCCAACCGCTACCGGACGAAGCTCCGCACTGCGGGCTGGGATCTGTGCTTCATCTTCATGGGCGGCACCTGGCGCGGATGGACACCGTGGACGATCGCGAACATCGAGACCGCGATCTCGGGTACCAACGTCGACCGCGTCTACGCAGACCTCTACGAGAAGCCGGGTGGCTCGGGGAACTGGGCGACCAAGCCGTGGGTGGATCCGGACGACCCCGCATCGCCGTTCCGCCAGTACAACGACTGGTGCCGCGCGAAGAACGTCAAGGCCGGTCTGCCGGAAGTGGGCATCAACCGCAAGCAGACAGACGACGGATCCCAGGCGACGTTCCTCGACGCGCTCGCCGACTCGGCGCTCGCGGAGATCGCACAGTTCTTCATCTACTACGACCGGGACGTGGGCGAGGGCGGCGCGACCTCCAACACCCGCCTGATCAAGCCCGAATGCTTCCGCTCGTTCGCGAAGCTCTACGACGAGGTCGTCGTCCCGCCGGCCCCCGATGACTGCGACGAGGTCAAGGCCGAACTGGCCGCCACCGAGGAGGAGTTGGCCGCGACCAAGGCCGCGCTGCAGAGCCAGGAGATCGCGAACGACAACCTGATCACCGAACTGTCGAAGACGCAGACGGAGCGCGACGCCGCACTGGAGAAGCTGGCGCAGATCCACACGATCTCGGGTTAGAGGGGGAGCGGGTGCCTCCACCGTCCCCGCTCCCCCTCTGAACTACCGCAGGGCGTCCCGGAGTTCGTCGTCGTCGATCACAAAGCGTCCACCTTGTGAGAGTTCGACGTACCAGTTGATCGGCGGACGGCTGTACTTGTCCATCGCCGCTTGAGAGGCGCGCTCCGCACCGGCCTTGGTCTTGTACTCGCGTTCCCAGACCTTGCCGACCGACTCGACCGTGCCGCAGTCCAGACCCTTGGCGCGGTGGTCCGGGTGTGCATCGCGGTAATGCTCGCCGGGTGGTGAAGACCACACCGTGACGAACCATCTGGTTTGCATGCTCATCTGTCACCCCCTCAGGAACATGTTCATCCGATAGGTCACCTCGGTGACCGGCTGCGGTGCGTGTGGTTTCTCCGCCAGCGTGTCGACGTGATCCCATCCGCCCTCAACCTGTTCCACGTCCTTGCCGCAGTCCATGCAGACCATGTGCGGCATGTTCAATCCCTCCATCTGCCTCACCTCCTTCCGTCAACATCATTCTAGCACGGGGGTTGACAGCAGATTCTCTGCGGCGCACGCGACCTGCGGTTATGCATCTCGCGGCATGCCGGCACAACGCTCTGACCTGCACAAAGAAATTTCGGGAAATCTTTCTGACGCTGAGGAGCCGAAGTGGCCGGGAAGCACACCAAACGCTCGTGGTTGGCGCGGACATTCGCGCCCGACATGAAGTCAGCAGAGTTCGAGACTAAGGAGATCGGGGACTTCCCGTTCGACGGGTACGACTCTGCCGGGATGCCGTTGATCTCGTTCTCGCCGGGGCTCGTGTCGGCGATCCGGGGCGAGGACGCGCAGATGCTCGACTTCTCGAGCCTCTACCGCACGAGCGCGTCGGTGTACACCGTCGTGGACTTCCTCGCGTGGCAACTCGCGCAGATCGGCATCAAGGCATACGAGAAGGTCTCCCAAGGCGACCGTCGCGAATTGTCCGATCCGGGGTTCGCCAGGTTGATGCGCTCACCGGCACCGGGGCTGACGTACTTCCGCCTGATGCAGGGCACCGTCACCGACCTCGGCGTCTACGGCAACGCATTCTGGCTCAAGATGGGCGAGGGGGAGGCGCGGGCGCTGATGCCGCTCCCGCCGTATGCCGTCACCGCTCACGGCGGCACCCTCGTGCAGGCGTCGAGCTACACCGTCGACATCGACAGCCGCAAGACGACGTACTCCTCGGACCGGATCGTTCACTTCCGGTTCCCGAACCCCGTCGACATGCGGATCGGACTGTCCCCGCTGTCGCCGCTGAGGGCGATGTTGTTCGAGGACGCCGCCGCCACCGCGCACCGTCGCGGGTTCTGGACGAATGCCGCGCGGATGGAGGGGTTGATCTACCGACCGAAGGAGGCCGGCCCGTGGGGGGACGCGCAACGCGACCGGTTCCGCCAAGACTGGCAGAACGTCTACACCGGCTCGACCGCAGCGGGCAAGACCGCGATCCTGGAAGACGGGATGACGTGGAACGGCGCGAGCTTCTCGCCGAAGGACTCGGAGTTCATCGCCGGACGCAAGCAGGTGCTGGAGGCCGTGTGCCGCGCGTACAACGTGCCGGTGTCGGTGCTGGGCCTCACGGAGTCGGCGACGTTCGCATCGCAGAAGGAATTCCACCGCGCGCTGTACCAGGACACGCTCGGCCCGTACCTGCAGATGATCGCGGGCGAGATCGAGCGCGGCGTCCTGCGGTGGTTCACCGAGGACCCCGACACGTACTGCGAACACACCGTGGCTGAGAAGCTCCGAGGATCCTTCGAAGAGCAGGCCGACGCGATCCGCGCCTACGTCGGTGTTCCGATCATGTCGCCCGATGAGGGGCGCAAATTCTTCAACCTCCCCGCGCTCGGTGGGGAGTTCGACGAACCGATCAAGCCGCTCAACGTCGCCTACGCCGGACAACCCGGCGAGGCACCGATGCCAGAGCAGGACACCAACCGCCCGCCGGCGCTCCGCGCGGCCGAGGTGCGTCTGCTCACGACCAAAGCCGAAGGAGAGGGATCATGAACGTCGCATCGTTTGACCTCGTCGAGTTCAAGGCGGTGGACGGTGACGAAGGCATGTTCGCTGCCCGCGTCGCGGCCTTCGGCAACGTCGATCGTGGTGGTGATCGCATCATCAAGGGTGCGTTCAAGAAAACCATCGAGAAGTGGCAGAGGGGGACGAAGCGGATCCCGGTGATCTTCTCCCACGACTGGAAGGTCATCGAACACTTCATCGGCACGGTCGACCCGAAGTCGATGGTGGAAACGGACGAGGGCCTGGTTGTCGCTGGCAAGCTCGACATCAAGGACAACCCGAAGGCGCTTGCGGTCTTCCGCAAGCTCAAGGACGAATCGCTGTCGGGATGGTCGTTCGGCTACGAGGTCAAGAAGGAGCGGACCGCGAAGGACGGCGCGCGCGATCTCCTCGAGGTGGATCTGCTGGAGCTCGGTCCCACGCTCGTCGGGATGAACCCCGATGCGATCACGCTCGCGGTCAAGGAAGCGACACTCGAGATGGATCCCGACGCCGTCGTCGAACCCGATGTCGAGATGGCCTCGATCACCGAGACGATCACGACCTCGTGGACACCGGAGATCGAGCAGAAGATCGGACGCGCCCTGTCCTCGAAGCGCGAGGCACGGCTGCGCGAGATCCACAAACAACTTACCGAGTTCCTCGCGGAGTTCGGTACGGAAGGACTCGATGACATCGAGCAGGCGAGTTCAAGCCCGGAGGAGCCAGCGCAGCCCTTCGGTGAGAAGGAACTTCTGCGGAACGTCATCGACGAAGCCACGGTATTCGTGGCGGAGAGGAGTGCCTAGTGAACACGAAGGAGTACCTGCTCGGCGAGATCAAGCGCCGTCTGGAGGAGTGCAAGGCCATCACGGCCAAGGCCGACTCCGAGGCGCGCGATCTCACCGAGGAAGAGGCATCCGAGATCAAGGCGAGGATGGCCCGGGTCGAGGAGCAGAAGATCGAGGTCAAGCGGATGGAGGACCGCGAGAAGCTCGACCTGCAACTCGAGGCCCTCGGAACCGTCACCGCCGAGGCCACGGTCGAGACCGTCGAGGTCAACGCCAAGTCCGTCGGTGAGGCGTTCGTCAAGTCGAAGGAGTACGTCGCGATCGTGAAGCAGGCGGTCGAGGGCGGTCTCCCGGACTTCCGGATGCCGACCATCGAGTTGAAGGCGGCCGGCGACCCCGTGCTGGAGTCCACCAGCACCAACGGGGACGCCATCGCGCCGACCTGGGACAACACGCTGCGCGCGCCGGGGCTGTTGCAGTACCCGCTCCGGATCGCCGACGTGATGAACATCGTCCAGGTCACGTCCGGTAACTCCGTGAACTACCCGACGGTGAAGACGCGTAACGACTCGCCGGCGCTGACCGTCGAGTCACAGCAGAAGCCGGGTGCGGAGTTCGCGTTCGACTTCGAGACGAACACGTTGGTGAAGCACGCGCAGTTCGGTGCCGCCTCGGAAGAGATGTTCCAGGACGCGCCGGTCATCGCGAACTACATCAACACCGAACTCGGCACCATCGTCCTGCAGGCCGAAGAGGCGTACATCGCTCAGGGTCTGTACACCGCCAGCACCACGGCGGCGGACGGCTCGGGCATCACGTCCGGCGAGAACGGCTACGACGCCGTGCTGGAAGCGATGACCATGGTGCGGGTGGCGGGCGGCGTGCCGACCGTGATCCTGCTCCACCCGAACGACTGGGCGCGTCTGGCGACACTGCGGGCCGTGGCCGGTGACGGAGGCTACTTCTCCGGTGGTCCCTACGCGCCCCCGGCGCAGGGTCTCTGGGGATCCGTCCGTGAGGTGCAGACGACATCGGTGCCGGAAGGTACCGCACTCGTCGGCGACTTCGCGCGTGGCGCCACCCTGTACCGCAAGGGTGGACTGCGGACCGACGCCAGCTTCGGGTACCTCGACTACTTCCGCCGGAACCTGATCGCGATCCGCAGTGAGATCCGGTCGGTGCTGGGCGTTCACTACCCGGAGTTCTTCGTCGAGGTCGAGATCGGTTCGTAACGAGATGCAGGGGCCGGATCCGGACCACACCCGATCCGGGTCTGGTCCCTGCGTTCGCATCTGTGTCCCGCGAAGATCCGATGGGGGATGGCGGGACCGGCTGTGGAACTACACGCGACCGCGCTGGGAGGCGCTCGGCTACGAGATCGTCGAAGGACGCTCGACGCCGGGACCGTTCAACCGTTCGGCCGCGATCAACGACGCCGCGCGGGGCGAGTGGGATTATGCCGTCATCATCGATGCCGATGTGATCTGCTCGCCCCGCCAGGTGTGGCGCGCTCTGGGATCGACGAAGCTGACGTTCGCGTTCACCCAGTTCTTCGGGCTGAACGCCGCGATCACCTACAAGCTCCTGGACGAGTACGTCGACGACCAGACGCTGCAGCGCGCATCTCGGTACCGCACGAGCCGCCACGAGTCTTCGGTGCTGGTCGTCCCGCGCTCGGTGTGGGACAAGGTCGGTGGGTTCGACGAGCGGTTCATCGGGTGGGGTGGAGAAGACGTGGCGTTCGCGCAGGCGTGCCGGGTGATGACCGGAGAGCCTGAACGGGTCGAAGGCCCGGTGTATCACCTGTACCACGCGCGCTCGCTGGAGCGGAACCCTTCCCTGCTGACCTATATCGAAGCGCAGGGACTTGCCATGAGGTACCGTGACGCGCGCACACCGGAGGCGATGCAGTCGCTCCTGGATGAACGGAAGGATGCCGTGAACGTAACGCGGGATGCGATCTTCGAAAGGCTCTTCAAGCGGAACGGGTGGAACGGAGAGGACACCCGCGCCGGCCCCGGATCTTCCCTCAAGGCGACCGACCTGATCCAGCGCGAGCTTCCGCGCTTCTGCGAGCAGATCGGCATCACCTCCGTCACCGACGCGGGATGCAACGACTCGCTCTGGCAGCCGGATCTCCCGAACTACATCGGCCTCGACATCGTGCCGGGGGCCATCGAGGTATCCCGTCGGCGCCACCCGGACCGTACCTACACCGTGGCCGACATCTGCGTGGACGATCTTCCGCCGTCCGACGCGATCCTGTGCCGCGACGTGATGCAGCACCTGAGCTACGCCGACGGTCTGACGGCGCTCAACAACTTCCGCCGCTCGGGAGCGAAGTACCTGATCGCCTCGATGTACACGCAGGGCAGTAACGAGGATGTCCCGACCGGCGGGTACTACCAGATCGATCTGACGAAAGCCCCGTTCTGGTTGGGCACACCCATCTGGGCCGTCGCCGACGGGTTCTGGGAGCAGCACGAACAGTACCCCGGCAAGGTTCTCGCCGCATGGACGTTGTGATATGCGTCCCCTGGCGGGGGGGAGACCCGCAGCGGGAGTTCAACTGGAACGTCGTCAGACCGTGGATGGAAACACTCGGCTACCCGATCTACCTCGGTGATCGTGCGGGTCCTTGGAGTCGCGCCGCCGCTTGTAACGCGGCTGCTCATGACGCAGGTGACTGGGACGTAGCGATCTTCGCAGATGCGGACACGCTCGCCGAGGAAGACGCGCTGCGTCGTGCGGTGGATACGGTCATCTCCACCGCCGGCGCGGTGCGGCCTCACGACCGGCTGTGGAACCTGAGCCACGCGGAGTCCACGCAGGTACATCGGCGCGGTGTCGGTGCGCTGAAGTACCGTCAGAAGCGCCGCATGCTCCTCGGTGGAGGGCTGCTCGTCGTCGCGCGAGAAGCCTGGGAGAAGGTCGGAGGCCACGATGAACGCTTTGTCGGGTGGGGACACGAGGACTCCGCGCTCAACACCCGCCTGCTCGTCGAGGCGCACTGGGACCGCATCTCCGGACAGGCGTGGCACCTCTGGCACCGCCGGGATCCGAAGGACACCCCGGAGCGACAGGCGAACCTGCGGATGATGCACGAGCTTCAGGAGCAGTACCGCGCCGAGATCGAGGAGCAGTCCGCTCTGCGGGGATGGAACATCGGAGCGGTGCTGTGAAGAAGATCCCGCGCTGGCTGACCTCGTGGCTGGACAACACGCAGGGACTCGTGGAGCCGGACGAAGGCCGCATGCTCGCGACACTCGCGGGGATGGTTCCGAAGGAGCTCGAGATCGTCGAGATCGGTTCGCACACCGGTCTGTCGACGTGCTGGCTCGCGGCGGGGTCACGGTACGGCAACGGTGCCCACATCACTGCGGTCGATCCGTGGCCGCCGCCGCGCGAAGGATCCAACGACGACCCGTGGAACCTCGGACCCGACGGCGTGGTCGAGCGGTTCATGTCCAACGTCGCCGGAACGACGCAGGATACGTTCGGCCCCGACTTCCGCGACCTCATCACACCGATCAGGCTGGACTCGCACGGCGCGTCGAACATCTGGCTGAAGGAGATCGGCCTGCTGTTCATCGACGCGATCCACGAGGAGTGGGCGGTCCTGCAGGACTACGGTTCGTGGGAGCGGTTCATCCCGATGGGGTCGTACCTCGCGATGCACGACTACGGCGATTCCTACCCGGGATGCAAGCTCGCGATCGACACCATCGATGCGCTTGGGGACTGGAGACCGCTCGGCGTCACGGGGTCGCTGTGGGTCGGAGAGCGCAAGTGAGTACCCCCAGGATCTTCCACCGCATCTTCCTGGACGACGAGATCCCCGAAGAGTTCCAGACGTACTGGAGGATGTTCCAGATCCTTCACCCGAACTGGGACTTCATGACGTGGAACGACTCCTCGAAGCTCGGGTGGATCAAGAACCGTGAAGCCTTCGATCGCGCGACGACGCACGCCGGACGCTCCGATGTCCTGCGCTACGAGATCCTCGCGGAGGTCGGAGGTGTCTACGTCGACACCGATGTCGAGCCGCTCCGCGAATTCGACGAGCTGCTCGACGAGCGAGCGTTCACCGGTTGGGAGGATCACAACCTGCTCTGCCCGACGGTGATGGGATCCCCGGCGCATCACCCGGCCATCGAGAAGCTGATCCACGAGCTTCCGGTCTGGTCGAGGATGCACGCGGCCTCCCCGCCGAACCGACAGACCGGGCCGTACTTCCTGACGCGGATGTGGAAGAAGCGCAACGACGTGAACCTGCTCGGCACCGACGCGTTCTATCCGGTGCATTGGTCCCGCAAGCGCGACCTGGGGGGGCCGTACCCCGAACAGAGCTACAGCGTGCATCACTGGGCGGCACAGTGGCTGCCCGACGGTCCTCCGCAACGCTGATGGACTTCCTCGCCTCGCTGCCGCACTACCGCGATCATCTCGAACCCATCGCCGCGCGGATGGACGCCACATCATGGGTCTCCTCGATCCAGGCTTCCTACGGCGAGGGCACCATCGTCGTCGCGTCCGCTCGGGATCTTCGTCGCGCCAGGAGGCCGGCGGTCTTCGTCGAGCATGGAGCGGGACAGACGTACCGAGGCGTGAGGCTCGCCGCCTACCCCGGAGGGGATCATCGCGAGCGGGTGCGACTGTTCATCTGCCCGAACAAGCGGGTGGCCGACGCGAACCGCGCCCGCTACCCCGATGCGCGAGCAGCGGTCGTCGGATGTCCGAAGCTCGACAGGTGGGCCGGTGTCGTCCCGCAGGGCCAAGAGGTCGCCATCGGATTCCACTGGCCGTGCAAGGTGGTCTCGGAGACGTACTCGGCGTACAGCCACTACGCGGCGGCCCTGAGGGACCTGAGCGACTGGTACGGCTCCGTGGTGGGTACGTGGCACCCCCGATGGGGAGACGGCCTCAGGGAACCGTACAAAACCTCGGGGATCGAGCCGGTCACTTCGTTCGAGGAGGTCATGCAACGAGCGAGAGTCTTCATCACCGACAACTCCTCCGCAGGTTGGGAGGCGATGGCTATCGGCATCCCGGTCGTGTGGCTGAACGCCCCGTGGTACCGACGCAACGTCGAGCATGGGCTTCGGTTCTGGGAGTTCGCCAACGCCGGGGTCGAGGTCGATGATCCGTCCGAACTGGTGCAGGGCGTCGAGCGCGCCTTGGCTGATCCACCGCAGATCCGCGAACGTCGGCGCGAGGCAGTCGCGTCGATCTATGGCGAGATGGATGGCAAAGCAGCACAACGAGCCGCGCGCGCTATCGAGGAGATGGAGTAGATGAGCGACGAAGTCCTCCGCAAACGGATCGACGAACTCGATGCAGAGTTCGCCGTACCGCTGCCTGCAGCCGAGACGCACGAGGAACTGATCGCCCGCCTGGAGGGCTTCGAGATCCCGGTCCTGGAGGTCGTGCCGGACGAGGTCGAGCCTGATGTCGTGCCCGATCCTGTGCCGGTGCCCCAACCGGAGCCAGAGATCATCCCGGAGACACCGGAGACCCCGGAGGTCCCGGAAGAAGAACCGGATCGGTATGGACAGCAAGGCACGGGTGCCGGTCCCGTCGGTCCCACCGGGGACGAGAAGACGATCACCCTCGAGGCCATCGGCGGCGCCGGACGACTCAGCATCGAGTTCTCCTCGGCCATGATCGTGCGGGACGAGTACGGCCGGGTCGCGTCGTTGATCGGACCGGACTTCGTGCGGACCCTCGTCCGCGATGAGAAGGGTGCGATCACGGGCGTCCTTCAGGAGCGCGAGCAGATCGTCATCGACGAATAACGGGGGCACCTGATGCTGCTCCTGCTGTGGAAGACCCCGGTTGGCGGCGATGTCGAGATCACGATCGACTCGACCCTGCCGGCCGTCCAGGGCTTGCTCGATATCGACAGCGGGATCCCGCTCCAGTTCGATCGCGGCTCGTGGCCGCAGGCGAGGATCGACATCCGCATCGCTTCGATCCTGCCGGTGCCGACCTCGCGACTCGTCGTCGGTGTGCATGACGATGATCTCGCGGTGATGATCTTGCTGGAGGAGGTTCATTGATCCCGAACTTGACGCGCTCGATCATGATCGAGTCGCTGGCCGACATGCTCGACGGGGGCTACGTCGAGATCCGAGAAGGCTCCCCGCCGGATCCCGATGACGTGGCGACCGGCACACTCCTGGCGACCATCCCTCTGGGCACGCCGGCGTTTGGATCCGCGACGAACGGTGTCGTGATCGCCGATGTCTCGGGAGCAGAGACCACAGGCATCACCGACGGCACGGCCGGATGGTTCCGCGCCTACTCCGCCGGGGACATCCCGGTCTACGACGGTTCGGACGAGATGATCCTGTCGTCGCCCGCGATCACCACCGGAACATCGGTCCGCATCGTCTCGTGGACCCTGACCATGCCTGACGGGAGCTAATCGTGGCAGACGATATCGAAGTCACTCCAGGTACCGGCCCAGCCGTTGCCACCGACGAAGTGGGAAGCCGCCACTTCCAAGTGATCAAGCTCGACCTCGGCGGGAACGGTCTATCGGTTCCCGTCGTCGATGAGTTGCCGGTTTCCATCGCATCCTCACCGCTTCCTACCGGCGCGGCGACCGAGGCGACACTGGCGACAATCGAGACGGACCTCGACACGGTCATCACCGGACTCACCTCGATCAACAGCGGTGTCGACGGCCTCGAGGGACTCATCGGATCCACGAACACGAAACTCGACACCGTCATCGGTCATGTCGACGGGGTCGAGACGGCCATCGCGGCGACCAACACCAAGCTCGACACCGTCAACACGAACCTCGGGACCATCGACGGCCATGTCGACGGGTTGGAGACGGCGGTCGCGTCGACCAACACGAAACTCGACACGATCCATGCGGACGTGGACGGCGTGGAGGCGCTGCTCACCACCATCGACGGGCACGTTGACGGACTGGAGACTTCGGTCGATGGCCTCGAGACCCTCGTGGGCACGACGAACTCCACCCTCACGACCATCGACGGTCGAGTGGACGGCCTGGAGACGCTGATCGGCACCACCAACTCGACGTTGACGACCATCGACGGCCGGGTCGATGGAGTCGAGACGCTCTTGACCGCGATCGACGGTCATGTGGACGGGTTGGAGGCATCCAACAGCGCGATCCAGACGGCCGTCGAGATCATGGACGACTGGGACGAGTCCGACCGCGCCAAGGTGAACAACATCGTCGGTCAGGCCGGTGTCGACGGGAACTCGGGCAACGTGTCGGCGAAGACGCAACGCGTCGTGCTGGCGAACGACGTGGCGCTCCCGGCCGGGACGAACGCGATCGGCAAGCTCGCCGCGAACAACGGCGTGGACATCGGAGACGTAGACGTTGCCTCGGTCGTCCCCGGCACGGGCGCGACGAACCTGGGCAAGGCTGAGGACGCGGGGCACAACACCGGGGATGTCGGCGTTATGGCGCTCGGTGTGCGCGCGGCTGCTCCGACCGAACGCTCCGCCGGCCCGACGGACGGGGACTACGAGCCGTTCGCCACCAACGAGGTCGGCGCGATGTGGACGAGCGAAGCCGGATCGGCCAACGGCGGCGCCTCCACGATGAACGCCACGTCCGGCGACGGATCGACCGCGCTGACGAACTCCGCGCAGGTCATCAAGGGATCGCCGGGGAAGCTCTACGGCTACTACATCTTCAACCCGAACACGGTCACGGAGTACGTGATCTTCTACAACGTCGCAGCGGCCTCGGTGACGGTCGGAACGACGAACCCGCTGTTCCTGCTCGCGATCCCTGCCGGGTCGGCGGCGAACCTGTTCGGGACGCCGGGGATCGGGTTCGATACCGCGATGTCGTGGGCGGCGTCCTCAGCGGCGGCGACAAGCGGCGCTCCAACCACGGCTCTCGATGCCGTCGCTTGGTACAAGTAATTGCGACGCCAGGTCCTCCGCGCCGCTGGTTCGTCCTCATCCGGCACGGCGGGAACGACCGTGGTGGACATCCAGGCGGCGACCGGAAAGAGGCTCGTCGAGTGGTTCCTCATCGCCGCGCAGACGAACACGGCCGCCACGAACCTGCGGGTGACGGTCACGTACTCTGACGCCACTTCGACTAACTTCGATTCGGCGGCGGCGACGGCCCACCAGATGTTCGCCAACGCGGGTGGCGGCATGAGGATGGCCGCAGGCATCCCGGACAACGTGACGGCGTTCTCCGCGAAAGACGTTACGCGCCTCCAGGTCACCACCCTCGGCACCGGCACCGGCACGCGTTACGCCACCGTGAGCGCGACGGAGGTCTCCTAGTGACGACCAAGCGCGCCAACGGATCGTCCACGTCCGGGACTCCAGGCACCGTCGTCGCGCAGATCACGGCGGCGGGCGGTAGCCACCTCGTCGGCTGGACGGTGTTCTGCGCTACCACGAGTACCGCTGGCACCCAGCTTCGTCTCACGATCACCTACGCCGACGCGACCACGACCACGGTAGACACCGTGGCGGCAACGGGGCATGACATCCGGGCGAACGCGGGTGGTGCCCTCAGGAGCATCGCTGGCGCAGCGGACGCGGTGACGGCGTTCTCCGCGAAGGAAGTCACCGATGTGAAGGTCGCCACGCTCGGGGTCGGCACCGGCACCCGTTACGCGACCATCGCGGGGGAGGAAGAACTCTCGGGAGCCAGCACGATCAAGCAGGCCGGTGGATCGTCGGCGTCCGGTACACCAGCCACGACGGTCGCGGATATCCAAGCGGCAGCCGGGAAGTATCTGGCGGCTGTGTCCGTTGCCTGCGGTCAGAGCGTGACGGCCAGCACGGCGCTCAGTCTAATCATCACCTACATCGACGGGACCTCGACGACGATCACCACCACGTCCAACTCCGGTCGCCGTTTGGATGCCAACCACGGCGGCGGGGTGACGATCACCGGATCCGCTGGTTCGGCGGTGAACGCCTTCTCCACGAAGCTCATCACGCGCGTCCGCGTCGAAACGTCGAACACCGGGGTCGGGACTCGCTACGGGGTCGTCTCCGCGCTCGAGGAAACTCCATCGAGACTCGCTCAGATGGGTGTCGGATGATCCTGCTGCTGTGGAAAGAAACCACCGGCATCACCATCGTTATCGACTCGACGCTGCCGTATCCGGTGTCGGTGCTGGTGATCCGCAACTCCCCGCTGGAGTGGCCGGTCGATCCCGGTGACGAGTGGGCAGTGACAGACGGCGAGGAATGGCCGGTGCCTGCGGAGCCTGTGATGGCGTGGGCCGGTTCCAGCGGAAGCTCGTGGGGCGTCTCCAAGGGAACAGAATGGGAGCTACGACGATGACTCTGCCGTTCGTGTCCGTAACGGACCTGGGGATCCTCCTGGGCCAAGACCTGTCGTCGAGCGAACTCGCGACGATCGCGATCGACTCGTCCTGCGAGATGATCCGGTCCTACCTCGGTCAGCACCTGAACTGGGTCGAAGACGACGTGGTGACGATGGGCGGCACCGGGGGAAAGGCACTGCTGCTGCCGGAGCTCCCCATCGTGTCGATCTCCGAGATCCTCGTCGATGAGACGGTGGAGGAAGACTTCGTCTACGTCGTGAAGGCCGGGTTGGTCTACCGAGGGAACGGGACGATCTGGCCGCGCGGGGTCGCGAACATCACGGTGACGTACAGCCACGGCTACGCGTTCGACGAGGACGACGTGGAAGACGACCCGGACGACGACACGCCCAAGCCTGAGCGGATGCCCGCCGACATCCGGCGCGTGGCGCTCGCGCTCTCGCAGCGGATCTTCGTGTCGGCCGGAACGGTGGTCGGCGCGCTGAAGTCCGAATCGATCTCGCCGGACTCCTACACGTACACGCTCGCCGACACCGCCTCTTCCGCAGCTGCCTCCACGGTGATCGCTCCCGAAGAGATGTTCGTGCTGGACTTCTACCGCTTCGCCGGGGTTGCATGAGTCTCGCGGCCCTGATGACGGAGTCGGTCGACATCTACCGCTACACCTCGACGACCGAGGACTCGTTGGGCGACGAGGTGAAGGTCTGGAGCCAGATCGACACCGTTGACGCGTTCGTCGGTCGTGCCGGCATCGCGTCCAGCCGGTGGCTCGAGACCAGCGAGGAGATCGTCGGGCGCGATCAGGTGCTGGCGGACTACTCGTTCATGCTCCCGCCGGGAACCGACATCGAGGCGTATGACCGGGTCGTGCATGACGGCCGGACGTTCGAGGTCGTGGGGATCCCGTCGCAGGCGATCAAGCCGGGTGCAGGATCCCAGTTCGTCCTCGTCAAGGGAAAGCACATCGAGGGGTAGAGATGCCAACCACCGTCACGTTCATCCCCAACCTGGCCGTCGGCAAGGAGTGGGAACTGTCCGTCGAGGCGTTGCGCTGCGTCACGGAGCAGGGTGCGAAGGTGCAGGCCGCCGCGCAATCCCTCGTCCCCGTCGACACGGGCTTCCTGCGCGACTCCATCGAGATGGCCGTCGAGGGCGGCACGACGACGGCGAACGCCGAGATCGGCGCGACCGCTCGCTACGGCGGCTTCGTCGAGTACGGCACATCGACCACTCCCGCACAGCCGTACATGCGGCCGGCCCTGGACACGTTGCCGTGAGTTGGCCCGTCCACCTCCTGCCGGATGTCGAGTCGCTCGTGGTGCAGTTCCTCAAGGACGTGCAGAGCGTGGATGACCTCGTGGACGGCCGGGTATCCGGCGAGCTTCCTTCTCGCCCGACGTTTCCCGCCGTCACGGTGCTGCTCGTGTCGGACAACGTCCCCATCGAGGGGCACATGTCCGGCGCGTGGATCCAACTGGACTGCTACGGGGACACGCGCGAGTCGGCGCGGTTCCTCGCCCGCACCGTCCAGGCCGAGATGTCCGCGTGGACCGGCGTGCAAGACCAAGCCGTCGTCCACTGCGAGACGTTGATCGGCGTTCGGCGCATGCCTGAACCGGAGGACAACCGTCCGAGGTATCAGGTCAACATGCGCGTATGGGCACACAACTAGTCGCGACCGCGACACGAGGGGGCGACCGCCCCAGAAGGAGGTGACGCTCGATGGCATTCGATGCCAACGAGATCGTCGTTGCTCCGTTCGGACACATCTTCATCGCTCCGGTGGGGACGCCTGTGCCGACGGACATCGACGACGTGCCAGACGACATCGACGCCGACTGGAAAGACCTCGGGTACCTCTCCGAGGACGGCATCCAGGCGACGTTCGGTCTGGAGACGCTCGACATCAGGGCGTGGCAGGCAGAGACGCCGGTTCGGCGCCAGGTGTCGGCACGTACCGGCCAGATCACCGTCAACCTGATGGAGTGGTCGGAGGAAACCGTCGTCACCGCCTTCGGAGGCGGAACGTGGACGGCCGGTGGTGGGAACACGTTCACGTACGAGTTCCCGACGGCAGCGGACACCATCGCGGAGTACGCGGTCATGTTCGATGTCGAGGACGGAGATACGCATCACGCGTTCATGTTCACGCGTGCCACGATCTCGGGTGACGTGACTCCTCAGTGGGTCCGTGGTCAGGCCGCGTTGCTGCCAGTGACGTTCGCCTTGCTCGCCGACGAGACGACCGGTGCGGTCGGAACGCTCATCGGTGTCCAGGCGGCGGCATCATGACGCGACTGAACCTCGACGAAGTCATCGGTCGCAACACCGAAGCAGAACACCCCATCGACTTCAAGGGCGAGGTGTTCACCATCCCGGCGGACATGCCCTGGAAGTACGTCGTCGAGGTCTCCCGGTTCGCGAAGGAGATCTCATCGCCCATCGAAGCAGTCCGTGCGGGGGCCGTGGTCGCGTTGGACACGGCTCTCGAGGACTGCCTCGGACCTGAGCAGTACGAGCAGTTCATGCGTCTGCAGCCGACCCAGGAACAGATCATGGCCGTGATCAACTGGATCGGCGAGGAGTACGCAGGGATGGCGGCGGGGGAATCGGATGGCTCGGCTGGAAGTTCGAGGAACACTCGGGGGCCGCGGAAGCTGACTTCCAACGGTTCTACGGGATCGACCTCAGCCGAGCCGCACACGAACACAGCCTAGATGGTGGACGCCTCGTGTCCCTCCTCCGCAATCTTCCGGGGGACGGGGCATTTTGGCGTGCCGTCTTCCAGGCGGAACCGAAGCTGTTAGAACCGGAGAAGCCCAAGAAGCGCGCGGCGAGCATCAACGAGATCGCGCAGATGTTCAAACTGAGGGGGTGAGGTAAGTGGTTCTCCAGGGCGGCACCGCAGTCGTCAACGTCGTCGCGAACGGGGCGGCGCTTGCCTCATCCATCTCCGGTGCGGTCACGAACGCGACACAGCGCGTCGGGCGCAGCCTGCAGGCGTCCGGCCTCGCGATGACGAAGTTCCTGACCGTTCCGCTGGCCGCCGTCGGTGCGGTCTCGACGAAGCTCGCGCTGGACTTCAACACGACGTTCTCTCGGATCGAAGCCCTCGCCGGCGACATCGGTCACACCACCGAGGAGGCCAAGGGATTCGTCCTGGATCTCGCGCATGCGACGGGACAGGATCCGGGCGGACTCGCCGAGGCGATGTACTTCGCGGCCTCCGCCGGCCTCGCCGCCAAGGATGTGTTCCCGGTCGTTCGGGCATCGGCTCAGGCTGCTGCCACAGGGATGGCGGATGCGGCGACGAATGCCAAGCTCCTGACGACGGTCCTGCACGACTACGCGGGCACCGGGCTGGATGCGACGAACGCGATGAACATCCTCACCCGCGCGATCAAGGTCGGCAAGGCGGAACCTGCGGACTTCGCGGAGAACATCGGCATCGTCATCCCGCTGGCCTCGCAACTCGGCGTGTCGTTCCAGGATGTGGCGGCAGCCATCGCTCAGGCCACCAACGCAGGTGTCGAGGCGAGCCGCGCGACGACCGGTCTGCGCTTCCTCCTGGCGGCGCTGCAGAACCCGACCGAGGAATCGAAGAAGAAGTTCGAAGACTTCGGGATCTCGATCCAGGACGTGCAGTCGCGCATCGCCGAACCCGGCGGGCTGCTCGCGGTCATGCAGGACATCGCGAAGACGTTCGACCTCACAACCGTCGCGGGCAAGGAAGCCTGGGGCACGATCACGGGCGGAGCTCGAGGAGCGGTCATCGCGAACACGCTCGTCGGCAACTCTGCGGAGTCGGCGCGCAAGCTCTGGGAGGAACTCGGCCTGTCCGCGAAGGACACCGCAACGGACTTCCAGGACGCGTTCGACATCATGAAGAAGACGCCGCAGTTCAAGTTCAACCAGGCGCTCACGGACCTGAAGGAAACCGCGATCGAACTCGGCAACATCTTGATCCCGATCCTCGTCCATGACGTGGTCCCGGCGATCAAGGACGCGGCGAAGTGGTTCAAGAACCTCGACGACTCAACGAAGAAGACCATCGTCCAGGTCGGCCTGCTCGTCGCGGCGCTCGGTCCGCTGCTCGCAATCTTCGGATCGATCCTTCGCGTCGGCGGAGGTGTGATCAACATCATCTCCAAGATCGGCACCGCTTCGGCCGGTGCTGCGGGGAGCGCGGGTGGCGCCGGTAGCACCGCTACCGCCATCGGTACGGGGTTCGCCGAGGCGGCCGTCGGTGTCGGTGCGTTCGCGGTTGCGGCGAAGCAGGGGTTCGACCAGTTGCAACGATTCAAGGACGGCGACTTCGAAGGATTCGTCAACGGTGTCGCCAACGCCTGGGAGGTCTGGGGCGGCGTGATGACCGGTATCAGCCAGGATGTCGGTCGGGTGGGAACGAGCCTCAAGGTCAGTCAGGAAAGCATCGAAGCCTGGGCGACCCAGTTGGCGAGAGGCACGCTCACCGGCAGGGAACTCACGACCGCGCTGCTGGCGACCGGTGCGTCGGCCGAAGAAGTGGCGGCGATCATCGAACAGGTGAAGGCAGCACAGGAGGGTGCGAACATCGCGACCCATGCCTGGTTGAACGATCTGGTGAAGTCCGGGGATCTCTCGAGGGGTCACGCGAGGAACCTCGACGCGATCGTCACCGGATACGGCAATCTCGGTATCGCGCTCAGTCAGACCGACCGGGACATGGTCAGCAACCTGATCAAGGTCGGTGATTTCCAGGGTGCGCTGAAACTCCTGCGTACTCGCTTGAAGGAGATCTCCGACAAGAAGTGGCACGTCGAGGTCACGACCAAAGCCGAAACCGCTGCGCTCGATGCGCTCAATACGAAGATGCGCGGGTTGGGCTTCCACCAGACGCAGGGCGGCGAGTGGCAGATGAACGCCTCCGTCCTGGTTCACACCAGGCCGAACTCACCGTGGCCGTGGGAGGTCATCGAGGACGGTCTGAGGAGCATCGGGTTCCAGAAGCGCGCCGGCGGTAGCAGCGGCGGCGGCGAGGCGTTCTTCATGAAGACGATCATCGAGGTCACCTCCAACTTCGAGCATGTGAAGTCTCGACTGGAGACGCTGATCCCGCTGATCCGTGCGGCGGCTGGCGAGGGTGCGGCCGATCAGGCGCGCGCGTTCTCTCGCGACCTGAACAAGCTGGAGAAGCAGTTCGACCGGCTGAAGACGAAGGCGACCGACTTCCGCGATGCGATCAAGGGCGCGTTCACCGACTCGGCGGATCTGATCGGGACCATCGGCGACGAGCTTGAGAGGTTCCGCCAGGAGCAGGAGGACTTCCTCCAGGCGCAGGCCGAGGGAACGCTGGAGCCGGGGCAGGTCGCGCCTGAGGCCGTCAACATCCAGGCGTTGATCCAGAACCAAGTGAACCAGGCGTCCCAACTCGCCAAGCTGTTGAAGCAGTTGCAATCCGAGGGCTTGAACGTCGCGAACCTTACGGATCTGGCCGGACAGGGCGCGGGTGCGATCCCCATCGCCCAGGCGCTGCTGAACGACCCGGCGCTGATCGATCAGTTGAACAACGCGCAGGAGTCGATCGCGAGGATCACCCAGAAGACCGCCGACCAGATGACCCAGGCGGCCTTCGGGGAGAAGCTCCTGAAGATGTCGTCGGCGCTCGACACGCTCCTTGAGCGTCTGAACCACTTCCTCGATGGCTTGCATCCGGAGAAGATCAACGATAAGAACCGGGAGTTCGTGGACGCGCTCGATCACCTGATCAACGCGATCAACAACGCCACTGGTCAGATCGGCGGCGGGGGTGGCAACGGCAACAACGGCCGTGGCGGAGTGACGGTGAACGTCTTCGGCGCGGGTGGCGAGGAGACAGCTCGTGCGGTGCGTGAAGAGCTTCTGCGGATCGGCCGCAACAATGGGGGGACTGGCTTGTGACCTTGACCATTCCGAACGATGGTGACCCGGCATACTTCGATACCGAATTCCAGTCCCGCATCTTCCAAGCCGACTACGACATCCTGCAGGCCGCGATCGGCGGGCTGAACGGCGTCATCTCTGGGTGCGAGGTGGTCCCCGACTCCCCGGTGTCGATGGTCGTGACCGTTCCTTCGGGTGCCATCGCGTCGGACGGTGTGGCGATCGCGATCTCGGGTGGGGACATCTCGATCTCGGACCCGGAAGCCGATCCGCGCTTCGACCTCGTCATCGCCAGAGACATCGACACGGTCGACGTGATCCAAGGGGTCGCGGACGCGGCTCCGCTGTTGCCGTCGCCGCTGGAGGTTCCGGGGTCCGTCGCGCTGGCGTCGATCTTCGTGCCGGTCGGCGCCACCGCGATCGAGCAGAACCTCATCGTGCCGAAGCTCGTCCCCGTCCGCGATCCCACGGTCCCGAACGTCGGGTGGACGACTCTGCCCGCGAATTCGGACCTGTCGCGTTCCAACACCGCCACGCTCGCCGCCGATTCGGAGCTCACGTTCGTCATGGCCGCGAACACGAAGTACCGCATCCGTGGAGTGATCTGGTTCAAGATGACGGCCGGGTCGGCAAGCACGACCTTGAAGCTCGGTGTCGGTGGACCGGCTTCACCGACGCATCTCATGGGATCGATGCGGATCCGTGGCGGGATACCACCGGGGAACTTCATGATGAATGCCAACGACTTCTTCGGTGGGTTCGGCGTCTACAACACCACCACCGGCCTCGCGGCCGGGAACCTCTCGACGTACCCGGTGTTCAGCGCGGCGAACTACGCCATCCCTATCGAGATCGAAGTCCTCGTGCATAACGGATCGAACAGCGGGTCGTTCGCTCCGTGGTGGTCGCAACTCGTGGCGTCCAGCGCGACGACGATCACTCGCATGGCCGGGTCCTATCTCGAGTACTCCTCGGTCTGATGGTCGACCATTACGCCCTCGGCTATACGTCAGGGTACGAACTGCCGTTCGTTCCACCGCCGTTCCCCAGCGGCACGCCACCGAAGACACCGGATCTGCGGGTGCTGATCGACTTCGTCAACGACATCTACCCCCAGACCCCCCAGGAATTCTCCTCCGTCTCGAACGAGCCGATCTGGACGGATGTCACGGATCGTGTGCGCGGAGGATCGGGGATCACCGGCATCCGACGAGGGCGGGAGCGCCCGCTGGACCGCAACGAAACCGGGACCGCCACCGTCGTGTTGGACAACTGGGATCGAGGGTTCGACCCGGAGGCAGACAACGCGTTCGCGATCAGCCCGTTGATGCGAAGGATCCGCTTCGAGGCAGGGTTCGCTCGGACCACGTCTGCGTTCAAGGTCGGCTCGTCGAAGGTCGGGGGGACAGATCTCGTCGGCGGCGGGGCGACCACGGTCTGGGAACCGATCTACGACGGTGTGATCGAGAGCATCGAGTTCGACTACCCCGCGCTCGGCAACGACGCCATCGCCACGATCAAGTGCATGGATCTCCTCGGCGTGATGGCGAAGGACGAACTCAGCGGAACCATCGGCATCAACTTCTTCGCCCCCCCGGCGGCGATGAACCTCGCGCTGAACTATCGCCCGTACACCGGTCGCTCCGGAGTGGTGGATCCCGTGGAGGGCTATCCCTACGGCACGACGCAGGGTGGCAACCGCGACGTGGGAGACAGATTCTCGACCACCACGAGCGCCGGGAACCCTGCATACATCCTCTGGCTCGGCACGTATCAGGGACAACCTGTGCGCGCGGCCGTGGACGACATCGCGCAGGCCGACGGCGGGAACTTCTACATCAGCCGTGGCGGCATCTGCACGTACCGAGATCACGACTGGCCGCTCAGGCCGGCCGGGGAGATCCGTGTCGCTGTCGACGCGGAGAAGTTCGCCGACATGGATCGCGTGCTGGACGAGACGCTGATCTACAACTACGTCCATCTCACCGGGAGCGGACACACACCCCCACCGTTCGGTGTGGATCCCGGACCGCCGTACGCGATCCTTGAGGACAAGGGTTCGCAGGCTCGCTACCTGCGGCGTGAATGGCCGACGCCTGAGATCGGGCTGTTCTACCAGGAACACCTCGACTCTCGTGCCGAGAACATCTTGCTGCGTTACCGCGAGCCTCAGGTCTACCTGGCGAAGCTCGACATGTCGAACCTCGTCACCGACTGGAAGAAGATGCTCACCGCCGACCTGTGGGACATCGTGACGGTCGAGGTGGTGCTGCCGAACGGCGACGTGGTGGAGCAGCGGTCGATGATCGAGGGGATCGAGATCTCCACGCCCTCGAGGAACCTGTGGAACCTCGCGTGGTGGCTCTCGCTGCCGGTGTTCCCGAACCTGCTCGGTCCCAACGACTACAGCTTCGAAGGGTTCGACGCGCTCAGTGATGTCGCGCTCGGATCCACGGGCAGTTGGACGGCGGAGACGAACTGCACGATCCTCGCCCAGGACGTGCAGTTGGAAGAGACGCGGATCCGCAAGGGCCACTTCGATCCCACGTTCACCTACACGTATGACATCCAGTACGTCTACGCCTCGCGTGGCGCGTGGGTGCTGCAGATGGAGGCATCGTCGACCGGAACCAACTCCGCGCTCGCGCCGGTCGTGCCCATCGAACATCGCCAGGTGTACATCGGCAAGGCGCAGGTGCGGATGGTGCGTTTCGGCCTCGCCGGCGGTGTGCCGTCCGAGACGAATCCCGCGACCCCGTCTGTCACGACCACCCGTACCGTGACGCTAGAGTTGGACTGGTACGACGCGAACATGGTCTTCCTGTCCAAGAGCATCGGCACAGCCACCTCCGTGACGGGCCTTCCGATCACCGGATGGACGACCGTGAAGGTCGATGCTCGCGCACCGAACGCTGCGGCATTCGTGCAGTTGCGGGTGAAGAACGCCGGGTCGGGCAAGGCCGGGTTGTTCGTGGATGAAGTGTCGCTGAAGAGGGGAGCCTAGCGGTGCCAAGCAGAGGACTACCGGAGAACATCGATCCCGCATACGCGGACGACGCGTCTCATCCCGATGTCAAGATCCACCAGCAGCACCACGACATCGTGCATGAGTTCGTCAACCTCTTCGACGACGGGGATCCGCCCGACGGCGCGGTGTTCTTCTGGAACGACTCGACGCAACTGTGGACCGCGATCGACCCTGCCATCTCCGGATCGCCTGGTCCGCAGGGAGACACGGGCGTCGGGTTCCTCTACCTCGGCGACTGGGACTCGGGCACGACGTATCACGCGGTCAGCGTCAACGACCAGTACGAATTGGTGCGACACGGCGGGAGCGTCTTCCTCTGCCTGCTCACGAACTCGAACTCCGAACCCGACATAACGCCCGCCGACACGGCGAACTGGGAGGTCTTCGCGCCAGCCGGTGAGGATGGGGTGGACGGCGTCGATGGGAGCCAAGGCGACACCGGTCCCATCGGGCAGACCGGACCTCCGGGGCCAAGCCAGGAGGCGCTCATCACGCTCACCGATGTCTCGGGGGCCGTGACGCTTGACGCTGGCGAGGCTTCGTACTATGCGATCACGCTGACGGGTAACACGACGTTCACGCTCGATGACTCCTCGGGACGACCTGTGTCCGCGATCACCATCCGACTCACGCAGGGCGGCAGCGGCACGAACGTCGTCACTTGGGCCAACACCTCGTGGGCGCTCACCGACGGTCTTCCGCCGGTCCTCGGGACGGCCGTGGACGACCTCAACGTCGTGAGCTTCGATCAGGTCAACGGCGTGTGGATCGGATACGCACCGGGAGCCGGAACCGGCGACGAGCCGCCGATCATCGTGCCGCCGCCGGATGTGTACGGGACGCTGGATCTCGTCCCGTGGACGGAAGTCTCGGCTGTGGACTCGTCGGCGCGCGCCGGGGTGAACACCTACATCATGGGCGCCGCCGCGCAACTCGGGAACAAGATCGGCGGCATCGTGGACATCATCACGACCACCGACAACTCGCAGGCCCCGCCGGTCCCATCACTCGCGGGTGGCGGTGTGGTCGCGTGGACGTTGGTCGGGACGAAGATCGACGGACAGGTCGCGACGGTCCGCAGGCGCATCACCCGCTACATCGCGAGGGACGCCATCTCCGCAGCTGCCTCTCCGCTGACCGTTGGATTGCCGGACTCTGCGGCCTCTCACTCGGGGTGTGTGACGCGTGGCGTCAAGACTGCCGGCATCGTGCAGTCGACGTTCGTCTCGCTGGCGCTCGCCAACACGACCGTTCGCTGCAACACGGACGGCGGGGAACTCGGCACCACCGCCAAGACGACGCTCGCGGCGGCGCAGGATGCGGCGGACAGGACGCTGATGGTCGTCGCGGACTCCGGTGCTGCCGGGACCGTCGTCACTCCGGAAGCTGGGTACTCGCTCATCGGAGCGCAGTCGAACATGTCCGCCCCGACGATCCATGTGAACGAGATGTGGAACCCGACGACCTACGACACGTCTCCGTCGGCGGCGATCTCCCCGACCGCTATCTGGCTGGCGATCGCGTCGGAACTGGAGCAGCCGGGAGTCTTCACCCCACCGCCTCCGGGCATCCCGACCATCACCGTCGAGGCGGTGCTGATGGGATTCGACACGACCGATCAGACCGCCGACTACGACACGAGCGCATCCGGGTTCTCGGCATCCGTCGGCTCGGGTGCTTCGGTGCTGATCGGCAACAACCGCATGGCGATCTGCGACGTGATCACGACCACCGGCACGTCGGTGGATCCGGGTGTCCCGACGCTTTCGGGCGGGAGCATCACGTCGTGGAGCAACGAGGGATCCGTCATCCTCGGGACCTCGACGAACCGCTCACGCCTCACGCGGTTCATCGGCTGGCAGGCAACCGCCGCTGCGGCGGCGCCGCTCGTGGTTGGCGTCTCGGCGCAGGCGACCACCGGCATCCAGATCCAACTCGTGAGGACCCCCACCACGGACGCGACGGTGTTCGCGCTCGCGCAGTCCACGACGAAGGTCAGGCGCTACCTCGACGCATCGGAGTCGGCGTCCGGGCCGGCGGGACTCGCGAACGACCCACTGGCCTCACCCGGTGGCGGGAGCAAGGTCTACGCACTGGCCGCCTGGAACGCTTCCTTGGCGACCATCGGCACCATCACTCCGGAGTCCGGACTCACGGTCGTGAACTCGACCGGCATGGGTTCGACTCCCGCGCGCCAGATGTACTCGGCGATCTCGGGTGCGGTGTACGACCAGACGCCGTCGGTCTCGTGGACAGGTGGCGCGATCAACTGGGGCTTCGTCGCGACTGAGCTAGGTCAGGCGGTCTAGTTGGCGATCCTGCTCGGCGTTCACGAGGACAAGCTGTCCCGGTTCCAGACCCAACTTGGACATCCGGTGCAGGTCGTGCGTCTGTTCATGACGGCGGGTGAAGCCTTCTCCGGGAACACGCTCGGGTCGAAGTGGAACCTCGTGCAGACATACGCGAGCATGGGTCTGCGGGTCCACGTCTCGTGGAAGTCGAGCAGCTCGTGGGCCGCGATCGCGGGTGGGAGCGACGACGTTCGCGCGCAGAACATCGGCAACCGTCTCGCCGGTATCACTCCCGCAGGCTGGTTCTCGTTCCACCACGAGCCGCAGGGCAACGGCACGGCGTCTGATTACGTCGCGGCGTTCACGCGGTTCATGAACATCATCAAGCCGCTCGCGTCGGCGTGGAGATCGAGCAACGTCTACGTCGGCGGAACGTTCTGGTTCGGCAACGGTGGCGGTCCCGACCCGTGGTGGACGCCGGGGGTGGATAACGTCGGCTGCGACACGTACAACCGGCGCGGTGCGGCCGACGGTGCTTCGCAGTACGCGACCCCGTCGACCGCACCGGACGAGCCGACCACGCTGCTGACGGTCCCGCGTCAGTCCGGCCGGCAAGCTCCGTACCCGTTCGCGCAGGGGCACGGTGTCACGCTGACGATCCCCGAACTCGGATGCGCGATCACCGATCCGAACGTCGATCCGAACTACGCCGTGAAGCGCGCCAACTGGCTCCTGGCGGTCGCGAACAATGTCCGGAACCTCCCGGGCATCGAGTACGTGGCGTACTACGACCACGACTCGTCGGACGGCAACGTCCCGGACTGGGCGATCTCCGGTGGCGATCATCCACCGGAACCGGCGTCGCTCGCGGCGTTCTACCAGTTCTCCCAGACCTCGGTCACGCCGACCGTGCCGACGATCTCGAGCTTCTCCCCCACGACCGGGCTGCCTTCGATCACGGTGACGATCTTCGGCACGAACTTCACCGGAGCGACGGCAGTGAGGTTCGGCGGTGTGGCGGCGACGTTTGGGATCAACAGCGCCACGCGGATCGATGCGGTCGTGCCGGCCCTGGCCGTTACGGGTGCTGTCACGGTCACGACTCCCCAAGGAACAGCCACGAGCGCCGTGCCATTCGTCGTGGGGACCAACCCGGATCCCGGGTTCTCCGGTGCCGGTGTGGTACCACCGATGACTCGGGTGAGACAAGCAGGATAGGGGGGAAGATTGCGCGCGTACACGTTCAAGACGAACGACAAGCCACCGTCCAAGCCGGTCGGCTCGGATTCCGGTGTGCGGAAGGCCATCGCCTCGCGGCTGCGGCCGTTCGATGCGCCGTTCCGTCTGCGTCGCCATGGCGACAGCCCGGGACCGTGGCGCCAACGCGAGGAGGCCGTGGACAAGGCCACCGCTGCGGTGCTGCACGGCGCGGTCGGCCTCGCCCTCGAGGTCCGCAACAAGGCGGGAAAGGGGATCCTGTGCCGGGTCGTGGACGTGGTCACCCCTGCCTCGGTGACGACCGGCAACGAGAAGGTCGACGAGTGGTTCCACGTCCTGCAGGCGGAGTTCTCTCCAGGTCTGATCAACGTCGGAGCTCTGGTGTGTAAGTCCATCGGCTCCACGTCCACGCCGTCGCAGCATTCGAACTGGGGGCCGCTGTCCTCATCGACGGCGAAGTCGAACCGCTTCTCCTCCGGAGCATCGAGCGCCGGCGGGAACGCGATCGACATCGCACACTCCCGCGCGGTGATGAAGAAGATCTGGGAGTTCGGTCTGGCGCACGCGGACGACTTCGACATCTGCAACCTGATCCACTGGCCGCTCGGATCGCCGACACCGTTGATCTGGAACGAGGGCGGCGGCGTCCACGTCTACAACGTCCCGTCGGGCGGGTCGAACCACTCCGATCACGTCCACGCGGACTTCAACCCGGGACGCCCCTTCGATGGCTCATCGTTGCATTGCTGATCGTGTTCGCGATCGACTGGAGCGCGGCGGCGATCCCGCTGTCCGCGCTCATCATCGCGACGGCGGGGCTGCTCGTGACCACCATCGGGCGGCAGAAGGACCGCAACGCGTCCGCCGACCTCGTGTACGTGCAGCAGTTGGAGAAGCGCCTCGACGCTGAGGTCAAGCGCAACGACCGGCTGGAGGAAGACCTGTCGAGTCAGAACCTTCGTCTCCTGGCGTGCGAGGAAGCGAGACGTTCGATCCTGGAGGACAACGCGCGCCTGATGTACTTCAAGGTCTTCGGTAAAGACCTCCCGGAAGGAGGGCCTGTTGCTGCACCGGATTAGCCTGCGACGGATACTCGCGTCGCCCTACACCACTCCAGCGGCGCTGCTCGTGCTGGTGCTGCTGTTCTTCTTCATCACGGTCGTCGTCGCCGTCTCGACGAACAGCAACACCGTCGAGGAGTTGGTCCGGCTCCAGAACAAGGTGGTGGAGACGAACGTCGACCTCGTGAACATCGGCCGCGCTCAGGTCTGCATCACCGGGGTCAACATCGACGACCGATCTGCGGGGACCACGAACTGGTGCCTCGTCGAGAACCTGCAACCGCCGCTCTACCCGGACATATCACCGACGCCGCCCACGGGAGGCAGTTAGGGGGAACGATGCTGGCACAGGGAACGGCAGATCAACTCGCGCCGGTCTTCGCGCTCATCGCGGGACTGGTCGTGACGTTCGGCCCGTTGGCTCTCGGGCTGACGAAGCTCGTGGACGGGATCCGCTCCATCGTCGACACCACCCCGGACTCACCGTGGCCGGACTGGGTCTGGATCTTGACCGCGTTCGTCGTCGCGATCGGCGTGTGTCTCGGGTTCGAGATCAACGTCGCGGATGCGCTGATCGCATCGGTCCCGGCGTTCCAGGGATCCACCGCACTGGAGGGCTGGGTCGGCTCCGTATTCACCGGAGCAGGCATGGCGGGGATGGCGAGCTACTGGCACAACAACATGAAGCTGAAGTCCTCGAGGGCTGCGGAGTCCAAGGCGAACGCCGTCACCACGGCGGACCCGAAGAAGATCACCTCCTCCGCTCCACCGAAGACTCGATAAACTCCTCTCGCGGGGAGCAGCGGAACCCCCTGCGGCCTTCGGGCTGTGGGGGGTTTCGTCCATCGATGGGCCGGTTACGATAGCCCGGTGATCCGACATGGAAACGACCACCGGGACCTGTAGGTACTGCCTGTCGCCGCTTCACGGCGTGATCTGTCCGCACTGCGATCTCCCCCACGACCGCGACCGCTGCACGCTCTGCGAGCTTGCCGCCCGAAAGCTCCACCGGGTACTCCGGGCGATGAAACGGTAGAAGCCCCCCAGTTGCCCGGAGGGCTTCATCCCGTAGTGTCGTTCTAAAGCTCTGGTTTGGGATCCGGTCCAGAAAGCCCCTGTCCCTATCCCGCTAGCAAGGCGGGTCCGCCCTATCCCTACGCTGGCCTCAGGCTCGGGCGATTCAGGTTCGGGTCGCCGAGAGGCTCACCAGATACCCCTCTGCGCGGATTGAATCATGCTTCGACGCAAAACGAAACCCCCCCGGGGCTGGACCGAGGGGGTTCCGTTCGTTCGGAGAGACTAGTCGCAGAGCCAGCCCAGCATCCACACGTCCGGCTCTAGCGTGTCGGCCTCCTCGCGGAAGTCGAGCGCGGTCGTCGGGAACACGGTCGTCCCGTCGAGCGTGTAGATGTAGCCGACGTACTGGTTCACCGGGGCGATCCCCATGCACTCCAGCATCGTCCCCAGCACGGCCGTGGCGCGGTCGGTGCGCTGCCCCAGGTACTTGATCTGGTTGTTCAGGCACCGCATCACCGCCTCGGTCGGGTTGACCCCACAGTTGCGGGTGCGCTTCGCGTCGGAAAGGTCACCCAGTCCCTTCGCGACCGACTTCAAGGGGCTGAGAACCTTGCTCTGGGTGACACGGGCGCTGCGGTCCACGCGCACCTTCGACTCGCTCGTCGCGGCGTAGGCGGCGGTGGCACCCAGGATCAGGATCACCAACCCCAACAGGATCGCCTTCTTCATCGGTACCTCCTCTCGTTCGTTGGCGAGAAGATAGGGGTTGCTTGACAGAATGTCAACCGCCCAGCTTGACGATGTCATCCCCCGGGAGTACTCTGCGCCTCATGCCGAATACATACGAAGCACCCGCCCGATCCGCCGTAGTGAAGATGTTCAAGAAGGGCAAGCCGCCGCGCGAGATCATGCTGGAACTCAACATGAGCCGCCAGCGCGTGTACCAGCACATCGAACGCGCCCGCCAGCTCGGCGAGCTTCCCCCTTCCGATAACCCGAAGAGCAAGAAGACCGCGTAGATGGTCGCAGTCCTGTCCGACGGAGCCGCACGTCTCAACTGCGGTAGTCGGGTTGCTCCCGGCGTCCGACGGGCTTTCTCGGAGGGGTCGCTCCCTCCGAGGCCGTCGGAGAGGACTGCGATCTGATGGGCCTGCCGATGCCGAACTGGGAGGCGCTCGCGATGGGGTTCCTCGCGTTCGTGTTCGTTGCCGTCGGACTCACGCTCCTCGTCGCGATCATGATGGATTGGTACGAGAGCCGATGAGCGAGCAGAAGATACTGGTCGAGCGCGACGACGTGTCCGTCGAAGTGCTGGAGTGGGCGGAAGAGGTCGAGGAGATGTGGTACTCGAACGAACCCCGCGTGGATTGGGATGACTTCTGGGACCGCTTCGACAGCCCCGCCTGGACGGTTCTCAACACCGACTCACCAGCGGCACGGAAGATCGTCGCTCACGTTCAGCAGATGCGTCGGGACATGACATGAAGTGTGAGATCTGCGGACACCGTCCCCACCCCGGCTTTCACTGCAACATCCCGGTGGATTCCTCACCCGACGGCGCAAGCTACTCGCTCTGCGAGTGTCCGTTCGACTCCCGCGAGCCGGTCGTGCAGTCGACGATGTTCGACATCGACATCCCGTTGCCCGCGCCGGATGAGAACCGTCCGGGCCTCGTCCGCATCGACGCTCGCGATACCTCGAGGGCAGCGGCGGCGCTCGTCGAACCCCGCACCGGGTCGTGGCGCTCGAAGGTGCTGCTGGCCGTCGCAGAGTATCCCCGGACCGATGACGGGTTGATCTCCGCGCTGCACGGCAGTCCGAACACGATCCGGCCCCGGCGCGTGGAGTTGATGGAGGACGGATGGATAGAGGATTCCGGCGAGCGCCGTGCGACGATCACGGGCGCGCAGGCTGCCGTGTGGCGGCTGACCGAACAGGGTCGCAAGCAACTGGGGGCGTCGTGAGGGAGCCGGTGGAGTGGGGATGGCTCGTGTTCGCCACCTTCGTCTTCCTCGTCGGCGCTGCGCTGCTGTGGTACGCGCTGGAGGCGGTGAACACATGGTGAGCATCGTGTTCGAACGTGGTCCGGAGACGAAGACCGATGTGTTGGTCAACGTCTTCTGCGACGGACGCCGGGGTACCATCGCGTTCCCCAAGGAGACGTGGGCCGAGATCGAGCAGCGTGGCAGTGTCGAGGTCTTCGTCGCCACGAAGGCGGAACGATGAGTCCGAACGCCGCATCGACGGAAGCACGCAAGCACCTGCGGCTGCTCGCCGGCGAGCTTCGCGTGGATCTGGACGGCATCTCCGATGACGACTTGAACATCGTGGCGATCCGCTTCGTGCTGGACGGTCGGGTCACGACCGCCGCGCTGCAGGCGATCGTCGATGACGTGCGGGTGGGGAGTGGGCAGGCGACGGAGGTTCAATCGGCGATGGCTTTGCCGCTGACGCCGATTGCGGATGACTCCCAAGAACCGGCGCTCCCCCCCGTGCGATCTCTCCGCAAGATGCACTACCTCTCGACCGAGGCGACGGCGGCTAAGATGCGCCACCGCCTCAGCCTCGCGCACCACGCCGAAGACTCGCGCACCGCGCTCCGCATCCCCCGCCGGCCTGAGTTGCTGCCGGTCAACGTGCCGCACCCCGCGTGCCTCGTGGCAGCGCGTGAGCGCGAGGGGACGGTGTGTCAGCGATGCACCTGGCTGCTGCTGGAAGACTCCTACACCGAGATGTGGATGGACCGCGATGACTGATCTCGTGCTGTTCTTCGTCGTGTTGTACTTCGCCATTGGCGTGGTCGCTGGTGCCATCGTCATGCACTTTTTCGAGCAGGACGGAGGGTTCGATCCCCATGGCGACGACGGGCTGTTCGTCTTCTTGGCCGTGCTGCTCTGGCCGATCCCGTTGATCTTCGGCGGCGTGTTCCTCGCGATCTGGTGGTCCGTCAAGTACGCGAACCGCATCCTGTTCGGAGGAATCAAGCCATGAGCGAATACGACTCGAATCCCCCAGATCGTCCCGGCGGAGGCACCGTCAACGCCCGACGCCGTGCTGCTGGGATGGCACCGCCCGATCTGCTGACGCCGCACGCGGTGCAGGAGTTCATGCTCGCCAAGAGCAAGGAACTCGACGACGCAGCGGCCGAGTACATCAAGCGCATCGCCGAGTACCCGGAGGCTGACCGACGCAAGCGTCTCGCCTACAACTCCGCGATCGTCGTCGCCGAGGGACGCAACGCAGACATCCGAAAGGCGAAGGCCGAACAGGCTGCAGAGGAAGCGATCTACGCCGAGAAGCTCGCCGAGGCGTTGAAGGATTCGGCCAAGGCCGCGTGGCAGACGAAGCTCGCGCAACTGAACGCCGGACAGTCGCTGTCCTCGACGGTGCGGGAGGAGATGCGCCTTGCCCGGTGACGACGAGATCTTGAGGCAACTCGACGCCATCGACGCTGCCGAGGAAGCGAACACCGCGCTGATGGCGAGAACCGCAGATGTCGAGTTGACCCCCGGCGAGATGAAGTTCGTCTTCGACGAGTTCGACAAGCGCCGGATGAAGCGCAAGCACATCACCGACCGGATCCCTGCGGTCGTGACGACCCCCGTCGGTGCGTTCCCGCCGTCGTGGGCGACACGCGTAGTGGAGGTGAAGGGGAACTACTACGGGGTTAACCGCGACACGTACCGCCTGATCCCCGTCCACCTGGCGTGGGTGACCTAGATGACCGGAGGGCCAAGGTGAAGACATCAGACAGCACCAAGGAGATCTTCGCGGCGTTGATCGCGGCGAACGAGGATCTCAGCAACCCGACGAAGTCGCAGAAGGTGGAGGCCGGTAGACGGAGCTACAACTTCGCTCCGCTCCCGGAGATCGTCTCCGAGACGCGCGCCGTTCTCCGCAAGCACGGCCTCGCGTTGATCCAGGAGGCCAAGGCGGACGAGGGATACGCGGGATGTGGGACACGGCTGATCCACACGTCGGGTGAGTGGATCGAGTACGACCCGCTGTTCCTGCCGACCGCACTCGACGCGCAGTCCTACGGATCCGCCATCACCTATGCACGCCGCTACGCGTGGACGACCGCGCTCGGCATCGCCGCCGACGAGGACGACGACGCAGCGAAGGCGACGAAGAGCAAGAAGAGCCAGGACTCCGGGGGCCGGTCGCATTCCCGGTCCGAGGCGTGGCCCGAAGCAGTGGCTGCTGTCAGCGCCCCCCCGGAGTCTGGATCGTCGGAGGGGTCCGGTGCCCAGGACAACACCCCCCTGAGTGGCGCGTATGGGGAAGGCGCGCAGCCGGATCTCTCCGACACCCTTGAAGATACGACGCTCGCGAAGATCGTTGAGCGGTACGGCGTGGACAAAGGACTCGCCGCCGCGCGCCGCATGGGGTTCCGCGTCACCTCGCTCGGGCAACTCACCGAGGCAGAGGGTCAGAGGATGTTGGACGGTGAGGTCGCGTGAGCGAGCCGTGGACACCTGGACCGTGGAAAGTGCAAGACGGCTGGACGCTCACCGCCGAGGAGGGACGGTTCGTATCGGGCGAGGAGCTTGCCGCCAACCTTCGCCTCGCCGCCCTCGCCCCTGAGATGGCTGAGTTTGCTCGCGGCGTGGCAGGGATGCAGGAACGGTGCTGCGGCATGGCGTTCGACCCTCAATGGTGTATGCACGACCGCGCTCGATCCCTCCTCGCTAGAGCAAGAGGTGAAGCGTGACCGCCATGGGTGGCCTCGGGTGGTTTACCCTCGGCGCCCTGTGGGCCTGGGGTATCACCACGATCCTGTGGCTGATGAAGGGCCACAGCAAGCACGAAGACCGGATGTCGGATGCATGGCTGGAGCGCCAACGGCGCGAGAAGGAGGGACGATGAAGAAGCTCGTGACGCTGGCGCTCGCCGCACTGCTCCTGCTCCCTGTTGCCGCCGAGGCTGGCGCGCCGACGTTCCGCATCGGGGTGGCCGTGACCGATCCCGTCGGCACGACCGTCCGGGTCCGCTGGCGCGTCTCGTGTTCGAACGGAGGCATCGCCCGCGAGACACACGGCGAGTTCCGTGCCGTGGTCCCTGTCCGCCGGCGGATCCCCCAGTCGCTGCCGGGAGCCACGTCGTGTCACGTCCGTGCCGTCGGCTGGAACATCGCCCACCCCCACGGCGACCCCCCGGTCCTCGAGACCTGGGTGGTCGCGCTGTGATCGTCTGCGATAAGTGCAAGGAGCGGGCGGATATCATCTGCGAGATCTCGTTGGTACCGCATGCGCTCATCACCAATGGGCAGGCTATCGATGCGGGGATAGACACCATGGAGGAGTTTCATCTCTGCATCAATCACGCTGCAGAGATGATCCGTTCGTTGGCCCCCGCAGAGGGTGAAGCATGACGATCCGCAACTCCCTACCGTTCGCCATCGTCCCTGAGTGGCTCCTGGACTCGGATGTGTCCGCTCAGGCCGTCCGGCTCTACTGCGTCCTTCACCGGTACGCGGACAAGGACACACAGCACGCGCACCCAAGCCGACGCGCGCTCGCCAAGCGACTCCGATGCTCACCCGACACCATCGACCGCTCGCTCAAGGAACTCGTGGAGATCGGTGCCGTGGAGGTGAAACACCGGCATGTCGAGGACGACCGCCAAACGTCGAATGACTACATCCTGCGGCCGGGGGGCCGCACAGATGCGGCGGGGGGTAGGGGCATGGATGCGGCGGGGGGGGCCGCACAGATGCGGCACCAAGAACTAGAGCCATTAGAACTAGAGCCAGTTGAACGAGAGAAAAGCATTCTGAGCGAGGTCACATTCTTCGACATGTTCTGGAGTGTGTACCCCCGACACCAGGACCGTGCGAGGGCCACCAAGGCCTTGGATAAGGCGCTTCGGAAGACCGACCTCGAGACCATCGTGGCCGGGGCGATCCGTTACCGCGACGACCCCAACCGCGAGGACGGGTTCACGCTTCACCCCACGACGTGGCTGAACCAGGAACGCTGGAACGATGATCCGCTTCCGGTGAGACGCAGTCGACCCAAACGCGTCAGCCAGATGGGCGAACTGATGAGACAGGCGGTGGAGGGCTGATGAAGAACAGCAGGGCGATCGCGGCGTACTGGGTTGGCACGTTCCGTGGCGAACTCGATGACGGGGAATTGCTGATCTTCGACCGCGTCCTCGAGGGGGTCGAGATCGAGGATGCCATGGCGGCCATCGACGAGATCGCGGCGGTCGGCGGCTACCCCCCGACGGCACAGCGGATCAAGGAGATGTCGGAGCCTCACCGCAAGGAGCGTAAGCAGAAGGAACTCGACGACGAGAAGCGACCGCAACTCCTCGGTGCGAACCAGCCGATGTCGTTCCAGGACTGGCTGGCGAACGTCGCGACGAACAAAGAGCGCGCCATCGTCGCCAAGGTGTCTCCTCGCCTGAAGAAGAAGTTCGGACTCACTGGCCTGCACGCGTTGGACGAGGTCGAATGAACACGGCGATGAAGGCTTGGGCCGATCAGGTGAACGCCCATGTAGCAGTCACGGTCGAGGCGTGCTATCGGTTCCTCGACTCCTGGGAGGAAGAGGTCTACGAAGAGGAGGACGAGAATAGCGCGCAGGAAGCGGTTGATGCTGCGCTCGCTCTGTTCGACGCGATGACGTTGTTCGACTCTCTGATGAAGCAGCAGCCCGCATGAAGACCGTCGCGATCGTGGGGACGCGGGACATCACCGACGCAGCCGCAGCGATGGTGTGGAATTACGTGGCGTACCTCGTCAGGGAGGGTCACGCTCCCGACTGCATCATCTCCGGTGGCGCTCGCGGCGTCGACCGTGCCGCCGAGGAGGCAGCGAAGACCAACGAGATCCCGTTCATCCGCTTCGACGCCGACTGGGAGCGAGACGGCAAGCAGGCGGGCTTCCTGCGGAACAAGGCGATGGTCAAGCACGCCGACCACGTCACGGCGTTCTGGGACGGCCAGAGCCTGGGCACGAAGCTCACCATCGATCTCGCGCTGGAGCATCACAAAGACCTGGAGGTCTTCTTCGTATGAAGCCGGTGAAGAAGTACCGCGTCCCGACATGCGCGCTCTGCAAACTCGAGCTCGGTGAGGTCCGCCGGCCCTGCGAGAAGTGCCGCAAGAACTTCTGCTCACCGATCATGCGCGACTGCGTCTGGGAACACGGCTGCGGCGGCGCCGTCGTGAAGCTCTCCCCGGGCATCAGATCGGCTATCGGGTGACCGATCCCCTAGAAGCTCTCGAATCGTGGGTAACGGAGAAACGAGGTCGTGGCTTCTGGCATCCCGAGGCTGGGCATGGGGTCATCGGTGTGACGCATGATGACCTCGACGAACTCGAACCCATCATCCAGCAGTTGAAGGAGGAGAAGCAGACGTTCCTCGACAACCACGACGCGCTGGTGGCTGACATCGTGGACGAGCGGAACGCAACCGTCTCGGCGCTCCGATTCTCCGAACGCGAATGGCGCGACAAGGCGCAGGACAAGATTGCCGAGGTCGAGGCGTGGGAGAAGGCAGAACTGACAACCATCCTGGACGCTCGCGCCGAGAACGAGCGGTTGGAGGCTGAGGTCGAGAAGCAGAAGTCCATGCAGGAGCAAGCATGGGATGAGGTCGAGTCCCTACGAGCGGAGCAACAGAAGGACTACGCCGGGATGCGGGAGTTTCAGCTTCGGTTCATCGGCGCTGACCAAGAGAGACGGGAGCTACGAGCGGAGAGGGAGCGATACCGGGAGGCGTTGGAGGTCGCAGACCGCGAGCTTGGCTTCGTGTATGAGGAGCTTCAATGGGCAACCACGCTCGCCGCGCACGACGTTGTGAGGCACGCCCTACAAGCATCTTCACCGAAGGAGGACGAATACGTAGACCCCGGACCTGACCCGCAGCACGTCGACCGGGAATGGCTGGAAGGAATCAGCAAGACACGTAGCCGTGAGGTGGCGAAGGACTCAGACACACCGCACATCACCGACCAGACGAAGCAACCTCGGACCAGCGGCACAGGCCAGAACCACGAAGTAGACCTCGTGGCGAAGGACTCAGACACACCGGACTGGTCGCCACGGAATTACGAGACGGAGCCTCGATGAAACCCACCGTGGTTTGGAGGGTCATGACGCCTATCCAAGGCCGGATCGGCAACCAGCGATGGTGGTCGGTGGAGATCGTGGCGCGCTACGCATCCGATGCCGTGCGTGTGGCAGAGCAGGCCGCGCTCCAACAGGGCTTCAGCTTCGACGGAGACATCGAGGTCTGTCCCGTCGGCAAGGCGATCACGGAGGACGGATGAGCGTTCAGCCGGTGACGATGTACACGGTCCACTGCGACATCTGCAACAAGGATGCCTTCGATGGAGGCGAGACGATCGCTTGGGAGTCCGAAGACTCGGCGGTCTGGATGGCTCTGGAGAGCGAGTTCCGTCGCCTCGATGACGGTCGCATCGTGTGCTGGGACTGCTACGCGCGCGAGGTCGACGACGAATGAGGGATCTCTACCGGCTGACGCCGGCGGAACGATTCCTGTACCTCACCGGCCTGTGGCTCAACGACAACGATGACCAGGAGGAAGTGCATGCCGACGTACCTCAGTCTGTTCAGCGGGATCGGCGGTCTGGATCTCGCGGTCGAGTCTCTCGGCTACCGCTGCGTCGGTCAGGTCGAGAACGATGACCACTGCTCCCGGGTCCTCGAGCGACACTGGCCGTCCGTCCGACGATGGAGAGATGTCCACGACTTCACCGCTGCTTCCTACGCCGACAGCGGGCGACGGGAAGTCATCGGGATCCCGCAACCTGCCGGGGTCGGGAGCGCATCCCGGCACGAGCCTGACGGACGTGGTGCGAGCGGACAGACTCTTGCCGACACCGAACGCGGGAGCGACGAACTACGACGATCCGTCCACCTGGCGAGCGCGTCAGCAGATCCTGAAGGCGAAGGGGATCAACGGCAACGGAGCGGGGGAACCGCTCGGAGTGGTGGTGCGAGAGTTGACCTCATCATCGGAGGATTCCCCTGCCAGCCAGCCAGTCAAGCAGGAGGCCGGCGGGGCACCGACGACGACCGCTGGCTTTGGCCTGCCTTCGCCCGTATCGTTGGCGAGCTACGACCCAGCCTTGTCCTCGTGGAGAACGTCACAGGTCTCCTTACTGTCAACGGAGGACGAGCGTTTTCCGAGGTCTTGGGAACGCTGGCCGACCTCGGGTATGACGCGACGTGGACAAGCGTTCGCGCTTCCGATGTCGGAGCGCCCCACCGCCGCGAGCGAATCTTCATCCTCGCTCAGGACGCCGATGGCGAACCCAGCGAATCCAGGGGCGGGCGGGGAACTGAGAGCGCAGATCACGCTCGGTCCCAGTCGGCGGAACGGAACGGGCGTGGATTCCCGCGGGAGACCGAACAAGGGCCGGACGTTGCCGACGCCGAGGACGGAGGGGTTCGACGCGGGCAACCACAGGGGCCAGCCGGACTCGCTGAACCAGACGATCCGCCAACTTCCGACCCCGGCGGCCAGAGACTGGAAGGGCAGGGATCTCGCCAGTCGCGAGGGCGGCCAGTCGCTCCCCCAGGCATTGCTGCCGACGCCAGAAGCGTGGCTCGGCCGTCGTCCGTCGTCGAGCGCGATCGACCAGACGAGGATCGACTCGCGCCGCCACGAAGGGGACAGGGGCCGACGCTCGGTGACGCTCCCGGAGGCGCTCGAGCCTCTGCTCCCGACGCCGAAGACGCCGACGGGTGGGACGGAATCGGCGACGTCCCGACGCAAGCGGGGGAACAAACACGGG